CGCAAAACATACCCCAAGAAGTCAGCCGAATCAGCGATGCTGAAGCTGGCGCTGAACGGTGTCTATGGTGACAGCAACAGCCGGTTCAGCGTGTTCTACGATCCGCTGTTCACCATGAGCATCACGCTCAACGGTCAACTGTTGCTGTGCCTGCTGGCCGAAGGATTGATGCACATCGAGGGTCTGCGCCTGATCCAAGTGAACACCGATGGTCTGACGGTGCGCGTGCCCCGCGCCAACAAGTATCTGGTGGACACAGCCCGTGCAGCATGGCAGCAGCGCACAGGGTTGAACCTTGAAGAAGCCGTCTACAAGGCCATGATGATCCGCGATGTCAACAATTACATCGGGGTGTTTGAGGACGGCAGTACCAAGCGCAAAGGTGCATACGAGTGGGACATGGAGTGGCACCAGAACCACGGCGCTCTGGTGGTCGCCAAGGTGGCCGAGAAGGTGCTGGTTGACGGTGCCCCGATCCGCGAGACCGTGGAGCAGTGGCCGCACATCATGGACTTCATGCTGCGCACCAAGGTGCCGCGCTCCAGCTATCTGGCGATTGAGCACGATGGTGTGGCGTCACAGCTTCAGAACACCACGCGCTACTACATCGCCCAGGGTGGCGGTCGGCTCTTTAAATGGATGCCGCCCCTGAAGGCCAAGCCCGAGGTGTGGCGCAAGATTGGCGTGGAGTCTGGCTGGGGTGTCCAGCCTTGCAACGACATCAAGGATGCAGGCAAGCTGCCTGTGGATTTTGAATATTACATTCGTGAAATTGAAAAACTCACTCTGGGGTTGAAATGACCAATTTTTGCATACGACACCGTTGGGAAGGGGCTGCTGGTGATGTTTGCCCTTATTGTCCCAACGCAAGATTCGCAAACGAATTTAAATTGATTGATGAATATCTTAAAAGAAACGAGGGTGTGATGAACGCATTGGACAAACAAGTCGCCGGTGATCACTACAAGGACCAAGCGATCCAGCCTGTTGAGTACATCCACGCCAACGCGATTGGGTACTTTGAAGGCAACGTGATCAAGTACGTCACCCGCTGGCGCAAGAAGAACGGCATCGCTGATCTTGAGAAGGCCAAACACTACATCGAATTGCTGATCGAACTGGAGACGCGAAATGGTAATTAAATTGGGTAGTGATTTTGACTATCATGTTGACCAAGAACTTCAGATTTTAAAGGCCGTGACCCGTGTAAAACTGCAACGCACAAAACCGAAGACGCTACTCGAAAAACAAATTGAGGCCAAGGTCTGCGACTATGCCAAGAGCAAGGGCGTGCTGGCCTACAAGTTCACCAGTCCAGCCCGTGCCGCTGTGCCTGATCGACTGTTCATCGGACCCGATGGGCGCATGTGGTTCTGCGAGTTCAAGCGCGAGGGTCAGGTGCCCACACCAGCGCAGTACCGGGAGCACGACAAGCTGCGCCAGCAGATGGTCAACGTGTTTGTGATTGACAACGTGCCCGAGGGTAAGTTGATGATTGACGTGATGGTGATGGGGGCTGTATGAACGCTGAGTTGTTTTATGACAAATTTAAAGATGCTGTTAACTGGTTTGGGTTGAGTTGGGGTGAAAAGCATTTCATCCAAGTGCGAATTTGCGGCAACACTTTGTGCTTTGAACACGACGGTACGGAGATTCGCATGACTATTCCGGTGGCAACATGAGAGTCATTTCATGGTTCTCCTGCGGTGCCGCCAGTGCGGTTGCCACCATCCTTGCAGCCGTCAAGTACGGCGACATTGAAGCTGTTTACTGCCGGGTGGAAGAAGAACACCCCGACAACCTTCGGTTCCTTGACGACTTCACTCGCGTGACCGGCATCCCTGTCAAAGTCATTCGGGATGAACAACATCAAGGGTCAATCTACAACGTGTTCACCAAGCGAGGGTTCATCAAGAATCAGTTTGGTGCGCCTTGCACCATGATCTTGAAGAAAGATATGCGCAAGTCGTATCAGCGGCCTACTGACACCCAGGTGTTTGGGTACACCGCTGAAGAACAAGATCGTGCTGACAAGTTCATTGACGGCAACAACGATGTCAATCAGGATTTTCTTTTGATTGACAACGGCATCACCAAACAGGACTGCTACGCACACCTCACCAAGCTGGGCCTGAAGCTGCCAGCGATGTACCACCTTGGGTATTCCAACAACAATTGCATCGGTTGCGTGAAGGGTGGTATGGGGTACTGGAACAAGATTCGCAAGGACTTCCCGGAGCACTTCACCAAAATGGCAAAGCTGGAGAGGTTCATCGGCCACGCTGTCAACAAAGACGATGATGGCCCGGTGTACTTGGACGAATTGGCACCCAATCGTGGACGGTTCAAGGTAGACATGCCTGCCGATTGTGGCTTCACCTGTGAGGTCAAATGATGCTGACACCTGACCTGCTCCACGGCTACCAGCAAAAGGCTGTCAACTTCCAATGCACCCGACCCCACTCGATGCTGTGGCTCGATATGGGGCTGGGCAAGACCGTGATCACGCTGACCAGCTTGGCTCACCTGATCCGCACCCAGTTCCTCAAGGGCGTGATCATCGTGGCCCCGATCCGAGTCATCCGACTGGTCTGGAGGCAGGAGGCTCTCAAATGGGAGCACACCAAGCACCTGAAGTTCAGCATGATCACCGGCACCAAGGACCAGCGCACCCGCGCCCTGCTGCGCCCTGCTGACGTGTACCTGATCAATTACGAGAACCTCGGCTGGCTATCCGAGACGCTTCAGACCTACTTCGTCAAGAAGGACCGCCCGATGCCGTTCAACGGAATCATATGGGACGAGATCAGCAAGATGAAGAACAGCGCCACGAACCGGGTCAAAGCGTTTCGCAAGATCGCTGACCAGTTCGCATGGACCACGGGTCTCACTGGCACCCCGGCCTCCAACGGGTACAAAGACCTGCATGGTCAGTTCCTTGTGGTGGACAAGGGTGAACGTCTGGGCACCAGTAAAACAGCGTTCCGCACCCGGTTCTACCGCAAGGCAGGCCCGTACAAAGAGGTGCCTTATGAGGACACCGAGGACACGATCAAGAAGCTGATTGGTGACATCACGCTGGAGATGAGCGCAGAGGACTACAACCCGCTGCCCGACCTCATGATCAACAACATTGAGATTGAGATGCCCGACACCCTGCGTGCCATGTACGAGAAGATGGAGAAAGAGTTCTTCCTGACCCTTGACAGCGGCACCACGGTGGAGGCGTTCAATCAGGCATCGCTGACCAACAAGTGCCTCCAGTTCTCCAACGGTGCCATGTACCCGGTGCCAGGGATGCCGCTGTGGGAGCCGGTGCATGACCTCAAACTTGAAGCCCTTGAGGACATCATCGACGAGGCCAACGGCTCACCGATCCTGTGCTCCTATGCCTACCGGTCGGACGCTGCCAGGATCATGGAGAAGTTCAAGCACTTGGACCCAATCAACCTGACCGACTGCAAGAGCGAGGCATCGCTGACCAACGCCATGCACCGCTGGAAGACGGGCGACTGCTCCCTGATGATCGGGCACCCTGCGTCAATGGGTCACGGGATTGACGGGTTGCAGGCCAACGGACACATCCTTGTGTGGTTCGGCCTCAACTGGTCGCTGGACCTTTACGCCCAGTTCAACGCCCGAGTGCGCCGCCAAGGTCAAGGGGTGCCGGTGATCTGTCACCGCATCCTGTGCCAAGCTACGCTGGATCAAGCGCAGGCAATGGCGCTTGATGAGAAGGCTTCAACCGAAGCAGGGTTGCGCAAAGCAATCAAAGAATATCGCCAATCAAAAGGACATTGAAATGAGTTACGCAGAAATCGAAATGAAAGTGGTGCAGTGGGGCGAGGCCCGGGGCATCGTGCAAAACGCGACAGCGATGTCGCAGGCAATCAAGACACTGGAGGAGACCACCGAGTTGCTTGATGCCATCAACAAGAAAGATCGTGATGAGGTCAAGGATGCCGTGGGTGACATCGTGGTCACCTTGATCATGGTGTGCGCTGTGATGGACATCGACTTGGTGTCTTGCCTCAGGGGTGCTTATGACGAAATCAAGGATCGCAAGGGTCATTTGACAAAAGAGGGTGTATTTGTCAAAGAGGTGTGATACACTTGTGTCACATCAACCACTGGAGTAAATGTCATGAAGCCGTTTCAGTTTGTCAGGGCGCTGTATGCGCCACCGAGTCCCGAGTCGATCGCACTGCGAGAGCTTGAGGAGTCTCGACGTGACCTGTTGGCCGCACACACGGCGCAGGAGTACGCATCTCGCATGGTTGAGTTCCACAAGGGCAAGATCAAGCGCCTGACTTCCTTTCTCAAAGAGACGATGGACGAGGTGCAGTCATGACCCAGGCACAACGAGTGTTTGAGGCCGTGATGCGCGGCAAAGGGCACGATGACTTTACCAAGTCGCCGACTGGCAAGTACCTGAACGCTGGCCTGCAAGTGCGCTGGCCCATGTTTCTGTTGGGCTGGGAAATGCGAGAGGCAACCAAATGACCACATGCAAACGCTGCGGCAAAGCCGTAGGCACAAATGACTGGGACATTCACACCTGCACCCCGAAGCTTGGGCTGTGCGATGACTGCGAGACAGTCAACCACTGCCTCAAGCACGGGTGCATCCCGAAGCACCAAGCCCTTGAGCAGATGGCGCAGAACGCCCGTGAGTTGGGGTTGGACTATGAGCCTTCAGAAAGCAACAAGGCAGCTTACCAGCGCGGGTATCTGGACGGCATGGCGAAGCCCTGCATAGAGTGCGCAGATAAGAAACTCAAGGAGCTGAACCATGTTTGACGCAATAGCAAATTCGATCTTCTCACCTGAGGGGCCCACAACAAATCCGCAATATCAACCACCAAAACGAGTGTGGAGAGGGTTAACGGATAAGGAATATCAAGAGTTGCATCTCCAAATGGGGCCAACGTACTTTTACCAAGACTATGGCCGAGCCATCGAAGCCAAACTCAAGGAGAAGAACACATGAAGACCGTCATTGAAATGGCGCGTGAGGCCGGGTTCCATGTTGGTGACCAGTTTGTCGCTGGAGCCAGTGAAGCGGAACTTGAACGCTTTGCCGCCCTTGTCCGTGCTGACGAGCGTGAGGCGTGTATGAATGCCTTAAACGCGCTGCCGTACCAGCGTTCCACCAAATACGACTGCATGGACGCCATCCGAGCAAGAGGAGAAACCAAGTGAACATCATCATTTATTCCAAGAGCAATTGTCAAAACTGCACCACAGCCAAACGGTTGCTGGACGACAAGGGTATCGGGTATGAGGAGTACAGCGTCGATGATCCAACGGTCATGGCGGCGTTCATCGCAACCCACCAAGGCATCCGCCAGATGCCGCAGATTTTCATTCAAGGCCAGCGCGTGGGCGGTCTGGCCGGGTTGCAACAAGCACTGAAGGAGCTGGGGTTATGAGCACAGAAGCGATGAAGCTGGCAGCGTCAGTTTTAAAAGGTTCGCAAGAATACAAGCGGGGCCACACCACCTTTGTAGAGGCCGTGGAAGAACTTGAGGAAGCACTGGCACAGCCGCAGCCGGAGCCTGTGGCGTGGATGACTCAAGCACGCAACTTTGTACATCCAATGGAATTCACAGAAGAAGAAGCAAAAAGTTACGGTTGGAAAGCCGTTTACACATCCCCACCAGCACAGCAGGAGCCTGTGGAATATTGGACTGTTGCCAATGGTTGGGTTTCAGATCAGGCAGAAGTGCCAGCCGCAGTGTGGGTGGAGCCTGATTTCTGGGAACACTGCAATCGCGTAAATTGCGGCACTGCGTATCGCTTGCCAGCACCGGGACGCCAGCCCCTTTACACATCCCCACCAGCACAGCGCAAGCCGCTGACGGATGAGGAGATTGAAACGGTTTGGAGGAGTGTCCAAGCAAATGATTTTCACGATTGTGTGAAACCATTTGCCCGAGCCATCGAAGCCGCCCACGGTATCGAGGAGAACACATGACCTGTAAACACCGCTGGGAGCCGAGCTTCTTTGGCATCAAGTACCGCACACCGAACAGCTACTGGTACTGCTGCGCACGATGCGGCAACGTGATCTGGACAACGCTGAAAGGCTTGGAATGAAAGCCAACCACCCCGTCATTCGCACCATTCTGCGTGAGCACACCGATGGTCTGACGATCAAACAGCTGGTCGAGTTGATTCCGGCGACGCAAGGGCCAACGCGCACAGCCCTCAAAAACATGCCTGACGCCTACATTGACAGGTGGGTTAAGGCTGATGCACCAAAAAGCAAATATGAGGCCGTGTGGGCAGTTGTAGTGCCACCTGAAGACTGCCCAAGACCCGCAACGAAAGGAGAGATGAAATGAACTGCTGTGATGAATACTGCACCAACTACGGGTGCAACCAGGGCCGTGACTGCCCTGCCCGTGTGGCAAAGGCCAAGCCTGTCATGAGGGCCGCCGACCCCCTGCCACCGAGCATCTGGCGTTACC